CCAGGAGTTGGGTTGGCCACCGCAGCAAAACGACTGCCTTTTTTGGTAGAGGAAAAATCTTACCTTATCGAAGATGTCATGATTTATTGTCAGAAGAAAGTTGACGAGGATACAAAGATTAGGTTCTATTCTTCTATCCTAGAACATGAGGATGTGGTAAAATTGAACTATAAGATGATGCAACTATACAGTCCGAGCCTGTCAACACAAACTGCACGCGCAATAAGGGAGTCTCTCAAAGAACACGAACCAGAGTTCAGCGAAACTGAGGTTGTCAAGATGCTGTTTCAAGACGGTTTTCCCCAAATCAACTTAGATGAATTATATGCCACCTTCCGAAAAATAATCCGTGAACACAAAGAATGTTCTTGACGTTCTTCTGGAAATAGCGTAAACTGTCAAACATTGGAGCGTCAAAAATGTTAGAGCAAGAAACTAAAACCTTTGGTTCCTTCGGGAAACCATTTCAAGAAGTATTAGCAAAGTTAATATTAGAAGATTCGAAATTTGCCACACAAATTGGCGAAATTATAGATATTAATTTCTTCGAACTGAGGTATCTTCAAGACTTTGTAAACAAAGTATATGCACATAAGAAAGATTATGAGGTACATCCATCAAAAGGGACTTTCGAGAGTATCCTCAAGAATGAGTCTAAAGAGTCTATCAGTGAGACACTGAGGAAGCAAGTAAGGGACTATTATGTCAAGATGGCTTCTGGTCGTATTGATGAAGTAGACGAAGAATATGTAAAAAGCAAGTCACTAGACTTCTGCAAGAAGCAGAAGCTCCAAGAGGCGATGCTGAAGAGTGTAAAGTTGATGAAAGAATCATCTTTTGATGAGATCAGCAAGATAATCAACGATGCGCTCAAGCTTGGATTAGACACAGACTTCGGATACAATTTCTTGGAAGACTTTGAAAGAAGGTATGAACTCAAATACAGACACCCGGTATCAACAGGATGGTCAGAGGTCGATGATATACTTCGCGGAGGCCTTGGAAGCGGGGAACTCGGCGTTGTCATTGCTCCTACAGGGGTAGGCAAGAGCATGGTCTTGGCTCACTTAGGAGCAAAAGCCATTCATGCCGGCAAGAACGTAGTCCACTATACGCTTGAGTTGCAAGATCTTACTATAGGGAACAGATACGATTCTTGCTTGACGGGGATTCGCCTGAACGAATTGTTTACAAGAAAGGAAGAGGTATATCAAAAGATCAAGGAGATCCCAGGAAAGCTTTTGATAAAAGAATATCCCACAAAATCTGCCACAACAAACACTTTGCGCAGTCATTTAGAGAAGTTACGGCAACGAGATTTCAAAGTTGACACCATCATTGTGGACTATGGTGATCTTTTAAAACCTATTTTATATTCAAAAGAGAAAAGAGAAAACCTCGAAACTATTTATGAAGAGTTGAGGGGAATCGCTCAAGAATTTGAGTGCCCAGTCTGGACGGCCTCACAAACTAACAGGAGTGGAATAAACGCGGAAGTCATAACGATGGAAGCAATCAGCGAAGCGTTCTCTAAGTGCTTTGTTGCGGACTTTATTTTTTCAGTTTCTAGGACGGGTACAGACAAAGTGAATAACACAGGTAGAATTTTCATTGCAAAAAACAGAAATGGTATTGATGGCATTGTGTTTCCAATTTTTATGGACGCATCAAATGTTGACATCAAGGTATTGCCTCAATCTGAATTGCCAAAAGATGAGAATGGGCTGACAAAGCCTCAACAAATTTACAAACTACAAAGGGAAAAGGGAAAATAACATGGAACTATCCAATCAAATTTTGAGCGACATTACAATTCATATGAAATATGCCAGGTTTCAGGAGCACCTAAGCAGGCGAGAGACGTGGGAAGAGCTAGTTACGAGAAACAAAGAGATGCACAAGAAGAAGTATCCTGAACTAAAGGATGAGATTGAAGAGGCATATGCACTGGTTTATGAAAAGAAGGTATTACCTTCCATGAGGTCGCTCCAATTTGGAGGAAAGCCCATTGAGATCTCTCCAAACAGAGTTTATAACTGCGCGTTTCTTCCTGTTGATGATTGGAGAGCGTTTAGCGAGATTCTTTTTTTGCTTCTAGGGGGTACTGGTGTTGGATATAGTGTTCAAACACATCACATCGAGAAACTCCCAGAGATCAAGAAACCAAACTTTACTAAAAAGAAGAGATATCTTGTTGGTGACAGCATCGAAGGGTGGGCAGATGCAGTAAAAGTCTTAATGAAGTCGTATTTCAAGGGCACTAGCGCCCTAGAGTTTGACTATAGTGACATCCGAGAAAAGGGCTCTCTGTTGGTAACAAGTGGAGGCAAAGCCCCAGGTCCAGAACCTCTCAAAACGTGCTTGCGCCAAATCAAGAGCATTCTAAACCACAAGGAAGATGGGGAACAACTTCGGGCAATTGAAGTGCACGATATTATTTGCCATATTGCAGATGCAGTATTGGCTGGTGGTATTCGTCGCGCTGCTTTGATTTCTTTATTTTCTGCCGATGATGAAGATATGATTTCTTGTAAGTATGGCAACTGGCACGAAACCAATCCACAGAGAGGGCGAGCAAACAATAGTGCTGTTTTGTTGCGTCACAAGATCGAAGAGGACTTCTTTTTTGATTTGTGGGAGAAAATTAAGTTAAGCAACTCTGGAGAGCCAGGGATCTACTTCTCTAACGATAAAGACTATGGCACCAACCCTTGTTGTGAAATCGCACTACGACCATTTCAATTCTGCAACCTTTGTGAGGTCAATGCATCTAATATAGAAACGCAAGAAGACTTGAATCAGAGAGTGTCAGCGGCAGCATTCATTGGCACTCTTCAGGCGGGATACACAGACTTCCACTATCTTCGTTCAAACTGGAAGAAGACCACTGAGCGTGAGGCTCTTTTAGGGGTTAGTCTTACTGGCATTGCTAGCAACAAAGTACAGCAATTAGATATGAAGGAAGCAGCCAGATCTGCAACACAGATAAACAAGACAGTATCGCAAGTATTAGGTATCAATCCAGCAGCTCGAATTACAACAGTGAAGCCGGCCGGAACTACCTCCTTGGCTCTTGGTTGCAGTTCAGGTATTCATGCATGGCACAACGAATATTACATTCGCAGAATAAGAGTGGCGAAGAATGAATCGATTTATGGATACCTCTTAGAGAACCACCCAGAGTTAGTAGAAGACGAGTTCTTTCGACCTCACGACACAGCAGTTATTTCAGTGCCACAGAAGGCGCCAGAAGGGGCAACGCTTAGGCGTGAGTCCCCTATCGACCTGCTTGAGAGAATAAAATACTTTGCAAAGAACTGGGTCAAGCCAGGACACAAGAGGGGCTCTAATACACACAACATCTCTGCAACCGTTTCTATCAAAGAAGATGAGTGGGAAACAGTTGGCAAGTGGATGTGGGAAAACAGGAAGTTTTATAATGGCATTTCAGTCCTTCCTTATGATGGAGGCACATACGTGCAGGCACCATTTGAAGACTGCGATGAACTAACCTACGAAAGGATGATGAGATCTCTAAAAGAAGTTGACCTAAGCAAAATCAAAGAAACGGAAGATAATACGGACTTACAGGGAGAACTTGCTTGCGCGGGCGGCGTTTGCGAAGTAAGGTAAAAAAAGTGCTTGACAAGCGCTCTGTTCTGTGCTATAATGCCAGGACAGACCAAACTAACACAGAAGGAGTGATGATGTCAAGTAGTAACTTAAAAGTTGTCAAAAAAGAAGAAGATGAGGTAACAACGAAAGAAGATCGGATTACCGATTATGTTAAGTCCCTTGTCGCCATCGAAGAAGAGATGGAACCATACAAGGAGCAGAAGAGGGCCCTAAAAAGCAACTATGTAGAAAATGGTTGGCTGAGTAAGGATGAAATTAGTGTCGCTGTGAAGGCGTTACGTCTAATGAAGAGTGATGTTGATCTTGAGCAGATTCAAGACTTCATTGATCTATATAAGAAAACAAAGGTGGGATAATGAGAGAGTTCGCTCCCTGCAACAGACATTTGTCGATAGAGAGGATTGAAGATGAGGATGAGGAAAATGTTACTACGAAGGTATTACTACCTGACGAGTATAAAACTTCTAAAGATCACGGCATTTATAGGGTTGTGGGCTCTGCTCCTTGTATGGTTCCATCTCTTCTTCGATGGCGACAAGGGACTTAACATA